GGCCGCACGGGTTCTGATTGCGGTTGCTGTTGATAAGCGTGAAGATGCCTCAGCTGGTGGTGTGACACCAGACTTTATTGGCGCGAAGGTACCTAACGAGTTCCTCGTCGGGTATGGGATGGACTATAACAATCACTACCGCAATCTTCCAAACGTTGTTGTACTGCGGGTTGATGAGGATTAGAGTGGCCATCGTGTCACAATATGTCACCAAAAATTTTCTGGAGAGTGTGACACGTTTTCGGACGTGTCACGCTTTTTCTATATAACGGATAAATATTCATGATTGTCTATTCGAAGAGTGAGTCGATACGGTTGTTTTCTGCTTGCTCACGTTCATGTAGCATGTGGGCATAGATGCTCATTGTGGTCGCGATGTTTGAGTGACCCGCACGCTTACTGACGTATTCGATTGGGACATCCTTGTACAACAGATACGACAAATGCGAGTGACGTAATTCGTGCACTTTGACGCGAACGATGCCTAACTCGATTGTGTGCTTGTCCAAAGTTCGAAAAACGTGTTGAGCAGCAGAACGTGGACTTTTAGCAAACAGTTCTTGATTGCTGTGATACTCGAAGTATTCATTTAATGCCAACGCAAGACGCTTTGAAATTTGAACAACACGGTTGGAAGCTTTTGTCTTTGTTGGTGTCACCTCATCCCCAACTGCAGAGTATGACTGATGGATGCTGAGTGTCAGCTTTTCCACGTCCAATGCTTTGGGTGTAAGAGCCATGACCTCGCCAATACGAGCTCCGGTTTCAAGTGACACTAAGATGGCCATGTTGTGTTCTTGTAGTAAGCCGTAGGGCATGTCGTAGAGGTAGTCCCGAAGCTTTTCAAATTCGGTTGCACTCAACCATGTTGATTCCTGCTGACGTGCGGCGTGACCGGGAATCTCGATATTGCTGAAGAAGTCTCGATGAATCCGGCCATCCCCAAGTGCAGAGCGTAAAGCTTCTTTCACCATTCGAGTGACGTGCTTGCAGCTGTTATAACTGTAATTTTCACCGTATTTGTTAATTGCTTGTTGCATAAAATCAGCCGTGAGCTTGTTCAGTTGCATCTTGCCGAAGTACGGTTCCAGAGACTTGATTTCATAAGTCATCCGAATAAATGATGACTTGCGAAGCTTTGGTTTCTTGTACGTTTCAGACCAAAACTTCATGAAGTCCATGAAAGAAACGTCACCACCAGTAAGCGAGAATCCTTGTGTGGTCTTGCTTTCAATACTGGCAACCCACTCAACAGCTTCTTTCTTTAGATCGAAAATCTTTGACTTTTGCTGCCGGTTACCGTGAATGTCACGTGTTGAAACAACTGCACGCCAACGACCGTTTGGACGCTTTTGGATACTTGCCATTATTCATTTTCCTTTCCGTAAATGAGACACCTTCGCATAATGGAATATGAGTGTCACGTGCTAAAATGAAGACACGCTACAACCCCGACACTTGTTGTCGGTATTTGGCGTAACGATGGTAGGGTTTGACTAGTGCTTGGCGGTGCGGGTCAAATCCTATTTTTTGTTTTCTTGGTGGAAGTCAGCGATTGCTCGTTGAACATCCCCATAAAAACATTCTGGAAGTTCAAAGTAACTTAAAACTGAAGCTGCATCACAAGACATGCAATTACATTTATCTCGGTTATACATGCGAACGGCAATTTCACACGCGGTAAGTGTCGCATCACGATCGAGCAATGATGAGTCGGCCACATCAGAAATCGATTGAAGCGTGGCTGACTGATGATGTAGTATGTGAACCAAACCATGCGCAATAACAAAGCGACTGATGGGCCTGCCGATTAATTCACTGTTTACGAAGATGATTCTCGTTTCAGGGGATGATTCGCTCAAGCGTGTGGGTGGAAGATCCATTGGCTCAATAAGTACATCAAATTCCTTGCTAAGTGCAAAAACGTTATATCCGTGTTTGTTAACGGCTTCAGCTAATATCTTAATCATTAGTTACATTGAGATTCCTTTTAATATATTCTTTGACACGGGCTTGCCCACGCGGATCACGCAAGAAGTAATTTCTTAGCATTCCACGAAGTGCAGCACGGTCGTCGTCTACCATCTCCACGTCACCATAAGATAGGGGATGAGATGAGTTAATGATGTCCTCGATGGCGATCATCGTTTGTTCGTCGGTGTAGTATTCATCCGATTCATCTACGCGCCCAACTAACCAGTCAATAGACACATTTAACAGCTCAGCCACATCAGTGACGTGATCGATTTGTGGCGAATTTTTATCCCAGCGGTACATGGTTTTTTCACCTAGTCCTACACGACGTGAAACCTCAGCAAGTGTTAATCCACGGCGCTCCGCTGCGATTTTAATTCGGTCCAACAACATAAAATTTTGTCCTCCTTTCCTCTTAAAAATCGGACAATTGCACAAAAACACACTTAAATCGGCGTTGACATATAGTTCACGCTTTGAGTATACTTTTGCAGTACCCAATTCTGAAATGCGGTACATGGTATACGTCTAATTCAGATACGTACATAATTTGATACACCCATCAAAATCAAACGCGGCCATCGCGCTTTTCTTTTATCATTGTAGTATCAAATTAGGTACGTGTCAACGCGTATACACGAAAATAAAGTGCTTAATTGTGCACTTTGGATTGGAGGTTGTTGTGAACAACGTTGTGGAAAACCTGTCTCTGCCTGATAAGGTCAACTTGATGATGCGATTGAAGCACCTGACGTACGACGAAATCATCCCCACAGTAAACAAGTTACTGCCGGATGACGTACGGCCTGTTGCGCAACGCAGTGAGTTAAGTCGAGCGATTAATCGGGGGATGGTGCATCGTGGAAATCGAGGTCGGAAGAATAACTCGATTATCCGAGCGGTTGCGACCATCTTGGAATTTGAATTGGAGGTCGAGTAGTGGCAGCGCCTAAGTATTCAGAAGATGATCTTGCTGAATTGGAGTTCTATGCTAAGTATGGATGGCCAGATTTATTGAATAAGCATCAACTGGCTTTGTATACGGGAATGTCAGAGACGTTCATCAGTTCGGTTTGGTGCCGGTCAGTTGATCCGGAATTTCCAGTGATGCCGTTGACACGGGGATGGATTATCTCCCGTGAAGCATATGCAAAGTTTCGGGATGAGGTTGCCTTCCGTGGCATTCGTCTCGAGCAACGATAGGAGGCAAGATGATTTTTTCAGAGGTAATGGCCCGCGTGTTGTTTTACATCGGGTTAGCAGTATTAACGTTCTTCTTACTGCCACGACTACCAAAGTTTAAGTGGTGTGTGAAGCGTGCAGGTCGGAAGATTGTTCGTTTGGTCATTTTGGTAAAGGAGAACTGGCATGAGCCTATCAAGTAAGCTGACCGTTATCATTAACCGTCCGAATCCAACGTTGAAGGATTGCAGCGGTTACTATCTATGTTATGAAGAGTTCAAGGGCACACAATCAGCTGATGAAGTGTGGTTTGCTGGGGTGATGCACGGGGCCTTGCCTGGAAACGTGGTTTTCTTACAACTGACACCAGGCACAGCGCATGAGGTGTTTACAAAGTGGCATAAGATTACTGATGCAGACTTTGGGATGAAGTAGGAAGGAGAAACTAATGTCAGAGATGGGCATAAAAAAATCCGCAACCGGCGGGAACCGATTGCGGATCGTAAATTAACTTGGACCGTTTATTTACTTGCTTATCTTACCAAATTAGTGAATTAGAGACAATGACAGATAAGAAGCACTGGTATTATGTGCGCTTGAATGAGAATCATTTCGAGCAGGAACGTATTATCGCTTTGGAATCTTTGGCCGATGGCTATATGTATGTCAATTTGTATCACAAGTTGTTGTTGCGGTCATTGCAGCATGATGGATCGCTACGATTCAGTCAGGCGATTCCATATACGCCAGAATTATTAGGCCGTATGTGCCGTTTACCAGCTGGTGTGGTTAAGTCCGGTGTTGAGGTCTTAGAGCAGATGGAATTTGTGCGACGTTTGAACGATGGCACGATTTTAATTTTAGACATCGAGGATCACATCGGGAAAACCAGTAGTGAAGCAGAACGAAAGCGTAAGCGACGCCGTCAGCAAAAGGCTTTAATTGAGGCTGAGACAAACGTCGGACATTTGTCCGCAAAACGGGCACCAGAGATAGAGTTAGAGATAGATATAGAGTTAGAGCAAGAGTCAGAACCTGACAACAGCAACAACACATCAATCAATCATACAAGCGCGTCACGCGCCATCCAAAAGGCCGTCGATGCGCTGGGGTTATCCGTTGGAGATGAAGTGCCAAGTGATTGGCAGGAATTTGTTTCTGATTGGTTGTTAGAGGTTGATATGGATGATGGATCGAAGATGATTGCAATTGCGACTCAGTTGGCTGTCAAACGAAATCAGATGAATTGGTCTTACGTCGAGGGGATTTTGAAAAGTTGGCAACGACAAGGAATTAAATCCTTGGCAGATATTCAGCGTGAGCAGGATATGTGGAACCAGCGAAATCAACCATTGGCGTATATGAATACGGCTGACAGAGTAGATATCCCTATGGACGTCGATATTCTGAATACTGATTGGTCGAAATATGAGTGAGGTAGCAAAATGAATGGAATGATTTGGCATGGCATGTTGATCCTAATGCTGATGCTCGGTGCGATTGTGTATTTCACCGCGGTACTGTTTGGCGCATTCCGGATCAAGAACGGTTGGTTGAAGGTGTCGGCGTGGTTGATGTATTTGTACACGATGTACGTCATTACGTTGTACTTGTAAGTTGATTGGAGGTTCATGTGGAGGAGTTTGATAAGGAAACATTGAACCGAGCCAAGAAGTATTTGGCCGATGATTATCAACGGATGCAACAAAAGGCGGCGCTTTACAAGGTTCTGCCTGCAGCAGTTTCGTTCGATGGGGATGGCATTCGAAGTGGATCAATTGATAACAAGATGGATGAGCGGTTTGCAGATTATGTAGCATCTAAAACTTTTGTGGAAGCAATCGATCTTGTTTTTGAAGCGATGACTAATGACGCGCGTCGGCACAAAGATATCTTAATTGATGTGTACCAGAAGCATCTACAAGATTGGCAGGTGATGGAGCGTGTTGATCAGTCAAAGTCATCATATTATCGAAATAAAAAATCAGCTTTGGTTGAGTTTATGGATCTGTATCGACCTATAAAAACGTTTGAAGACTAATAGAGGTGGTGGTTTGAATTTTGTTCAAACCACCACCTTTTTAACATGGTAAAATATGAGCATCAAAGGGTAGGTATTACACATGAGTGAAATCATTCAAAATTATCAAGAAATGCAAATGGGTGAACATGGTCTGCCAACGTTTGGCGCATTTTACTATACAATTCTAAAAATCTTAGACGATAAGGGTTCAATGAAGTCAGGCGAATTAAAGCGTGTGGCCGCAGACAGTATTGGTTTGCCAGACGAACTTCGAAATCTCGTATACGATGAGGAATCTGAACGAAAGGAAAATATCGTTGAAAGCCGGATTGGTTGGGCAATGTCGGACTTGTTTGTTGCTGAAGCAGTAACCAAGCCCGCTTATGCCCAATATCAAATAACAGATTTGGGAAAGCAGTTGCTGATAGATCATGGTAAGCAACTTGATGTAAAAATTGTGCGTAATCAACCGGCGTTCATCAAGCACCAAGAAGAAATGAATCAAGGCAAGAAACAAAAGCCGCAGGTGAAGATGACCGATGGGGTGGTCAATCCAGAAGATATGCTTGAGGTGTTTCAGACATACACGACAAAGTTTAACGATGACGTGGCTGCGGACTTGTTGAAGAATATTTTGGTGTTAGATCCAAACTTTTTTGAAAATCTAGTTGTAAAGTTGCTGGTTGCCATGGGTTATAGTGATCGTGGCGGCAACGCTTGGGTTACAAAGCAATCGGGTGATGGCGGAATTGACGGTATTATCAATCGCGATCCGCTGGGCACTTCGACTGTTTATATTCAAGCTAAGCGCTACAGTGTTGATGTGAAAGTTCGTAGGCCAGAAATTCAGGCATTTAACGGCGCGTTAATGGAGCATGGTGCAGATCGTGGGGTGTTTATCACTACTTCAGATTTCACTAAAGAAGCTTTGGAGTCTACAAAGGCCTTGAATATTATCGCGATTAATGGTGCACGTCTTACAGAATTGATGATGGAATACCGTGTTGGAGTTAAGTCACGAAAGACATTTGAAGTGTTTGAGGTTGATGATGATTTCTTTGAATAAACCTAATTGGCAGTGAGTTGGGTGAAAAGTGGGAACACTTTGAAACGAAGCACCTGGTATTCTGATAAAGTCGAAAAATAACGAAACGGGTAGTCAGCAATGGCCACCCGTTTTTATGTGAGGTGAATGGGGATGGCTACAAAGTATGAAACCTTAATTCATCCCCAACTAGAAAACATCAAACGACTTCGACGCAACGGCGCAACCATCAAACAAATTTCTGATGAGTTAGGCGTGGGCTTTTCCACGTTGAAGAAGTATCGCAAAACGACGCCTGAGTTGGATGAAGCATTAAACGATGCCGAGTTAAACATGCAGGTGGCGATGGCGAACTTGGCAGAGGCATCCTTGTTTGATAAGTTGCACGATCGTTTAATGACAGTTGAAATCATTGAGGAAGAAACAAAAGATGAGTCTGGTGTTGTGGTCAAATCCAAAACAACAACCAAGCGGCGGTTAGTGCAAGCTGACTTAGCCGCTATTTCTTTTGCCTTGAAAAACCGTCTTCCTGAGCTTTGGAACACTGATGAGCATAATCTATCGCAAGTGCGCTTAGAAAAGCTCACAGCTGAAATTAGAGTGTCAGAGGGTGCGATGGACTTGGGGACAATGATTCAACAGAAGTTAGCATCATATTCAGGGGGTGACGATGAGGCGGAGTGATCGCGATTATCCAGATTGGTTTAGGAAATGGCAACGTCGATTTTATAACTCAAAGGAGTGGAAGCAGCTGCGAGATGAGGTGCGTCGGTTGAAGGGGATGCGAAGTGACATGAGTGGCAGCTTGATTAAAGGCAAGTCCATTGTCGATCACATCATTCCGATAACACCGATGAACTACTTAGATAGTTCTATCACGTTAAACTTGGACAACTTACAACTGCTTTCACTCGAAGAACATAACCAAAAGACGTTTAATGGCAAAGATTTGAGCTTTGAACCGCCAAAAGAACGCCGAGTAAATTTGTTCTAGCCCCCCTTAGTACCTGGGTGACACCCTAGTGGAAGAACGGAGGAAGGGTGCTGTGTAGCTCTCCCCTAATTTTTTTGAGCCGCAATTTTTGAAAATGAGCCATTTGAGCCATGATTTTGAACGGAGCTAAGGGCTATGAAACATTTTGATAAATACGTGAAACTGATTGAATCCGGGGACATAGTCGTTGGACGCTTGGTAAAACTAGCAATCAAACGGGTTGAACGTTTCAAAAAGCAGTACATTTTCAAACAGTCGGAAGTAGACCGGCGAATCGCCTTTATCGAAAATGAGACCTCCCAGACAAAAGGTGCTAGTGGCAAGTTGATTTTGTCATTACCACAAAAAGTCTGGTTAGAGGTTGCTTGGGGGTTCTACACAAATGCGACCGTGACCAAAGTTAATCCGGAAACGATGGCTGAGTACACGGTTCAAGAGGAGCGTCGGCTGATTCATGAAGTGCCAATCATCATGGCCCGTGGTTCAGGTAAAACGACTTTGGGGTCGGCGATTGCGATGGTGGGATTGTTGATGGACGGTGAGTACGGTGCCGACGTGCAGCTACTTGCTTACAATCGAGATCAGGCAGGTTATTTGTTTAACGCCTCGCGTGCTATGACAAGTCGGGATGATACCTTGTTGAAGATGATGGTTGATGCCGACATCTTGCGTAGTACAAAGAGAGGCTTGCTATACGAAACTACTAATTCTTTGATGAGCATTAAGACCTCGGATTATGAATCTTTGGACGGAACGAATTGTCATTACAATCTATTTGATGAGGTGCATACGTTTGACGATGATTTCTTGAAGGTGGTGAATGACGGTTCAAGTCGTAAGCGTAAGAACTGGATGACTTGGTATCTATCTACTAACGGCACAAAGCGGGAAAAGGTATTCGACCGATACTTTGCGGATTGGGTGGCTATTCTAGAAGGCAAGATGAATGACGATACAGTGATGCCGTTCATTTATCAATTAGACGATGCTGATGAGATTCGAGATGATCGAACGTGGCAGAAGTCGATGCCGATGTTGGGGATTACGACTGAGAAGGAAGCTATCCATCGTGACATTGAGTCATCGAAGAACGACCCTGCAAAGCAAGCCGAGTTAATGGCCAAGACGTTTAATTTGCCGGTGAATAACTACTTGAGTTATTTCACTAATTCAGAGGTTTATGGCAATCGAGATAAATTCGATGCAGACGTGTTTGTTGGGACGGCTGAGAATAATGTACTGGTTGCGATGGGCATCGACTTGTCAGCTGTGAATGACATTTGCTCAATTTCGTTCATGAAGGTTGATGGTGAAAATCGATATTTCATAAACCGAAAATACATGCCACGTTGTCGGGTGGAAAAGCTCCCGAAAGACCAGCGGGACAAGTATTTTGAGTGGGAAACGAATGGCCATTTAGTGTTGCATGACCAGGATTATAACGAGCAAAGTTATATCTTTAATGACATTCAGAATTTCATGGCAGAGCGCCATATATTGCCGATTGTCATTGGTTATGATGACTGGTCTGCGGGTGAGATTGTGGCGATGTTTACTCAGGTCTATGGGGATGTTTGTTATAACGTGACACAGACGACCAAGACGTTCAGTCAGCCGATGAAGGTGTATAAGGAGTTGTTGGGCAATGGAAAGATTTTGTTTGATGATCCGGTATCGACTTGGAATCATATGAATGTGGTGGTGCGGATGGATGCAAATGGGAATATTTTTCCTAACAAAGCAAAGGCGAAAAATAAAATTGATGTATTTGTTAGCCAATTGGATGCTTTTGTTGCATTTGAAAAAAATCGAGATTCGTTGCAGTATTATTATTAAAACTAATAGTTGCAGAGGATATCATTTTTATGAATAATCGAGTGTTTACATTAGGTAGGGACAAACGGCGTTATATTCGCGAATTCAGTATTAGAAATCAACCGGAAAATAAGGATTATGCACTGGTTGTTTTGCTTCAGCAGCCTCGGCATGCCGATTTTAAGTACGAAGGAACAATCGCGCACGTGCTGGATGATGTTGCGCGGGCTTCCTATTTTGAGCAACCTGATTATTTAGGAGAAGTTGCATTCAAAAAAATTTATTTTATAAACTGGGTTTCTTCCTTTGAGAAGATTACTCAGGAAAATATGGCTCACGTTGTCTCATCTTTAGACCTGAGAACGACATTTGGCCTGTTAAATTCATTACTTCAGATGGAAGGAATTCGAGGTGTAACTCTTCTTTTAGGATCTGGGAAATTTGAAGGGTTACTTAATCCAATGCGAAAAGAAATTGCCACCACAATGAGAAGCCTTTTGAAAAAAATTAGGAATCTCGACAATGTTTACGCTTATCAGTACGCGCAGAAAAGAGCGAACGGTGCACTATTTCCTTACAGAGGGAGTGTTATTCCAGAGGACTCTGACCCCCAAGGGTCAAGGACGCTTGAATTTAAGGTCGCAGAAGTGACCATTGACGAATATTTGGATGATTTTCTATTTCGAGTTAATGGTAAATCCTAGGCTTTGGTAGAATCATTGAGAGGCATAAGAAGTTATGAGAATGTACATGCACCCTACAATGTTAAGGATTTGATTGCTACAAATCTTACCGGACTTTGTTAGGCCACTGAATCTTAATAAATTGTGATTCATTAATTAAAGATTGTTGTTTGTATCAAAAATTGTAATACTTATGAGTTATTAATAACATACTGAATGAGAGTAGATTTGAAGGCGGATTAAATGGGAAAAACTAGTATTGTAATTTCAATTGGCGTTATGGCGTTGGTGCTTGTTGGAGGACCGATTGTTTTGGGGTGCTTTGTAAGGACTGGTAGTGCGAATGATTGGTTGGGCTTTTGGGGGAGCATTTTAGGGACTATACCAGCTGGTTTGATTGCGTATTGGGTTGTGAAATTTCAGTTATACGCGGAGCAGAAAAATAGTACTGAAGGAAATAGAACCAGAGCGCTACCGTATTTTGAAATATTAGCAACTAAACAGGACGGGATTGATGTTCTACAGTTAAAGTATTCGAACGCGGACGGGCAGACGCCGATTATATCTGTGGATGCAGCTATATATTCCGTACCCGATGAGGTGAAAAGCAAGAAAAAATTTCAGGGTTGGAACGATGGAATGCCGAAACAAATATCATATTTTGACACTTTTTTCCCTGATAGATTAGTTGATATGCCGTACAACTCGAAAGTTTCTAAACCAGATGAGTTTTTCGGAGCAAAAGGACTTCAAAATGTTGAAATTCATGCAAAAACATTGGACGGAGGGGACATCTTGTTTTATTTTGGCAATAGAGCGAGATATCATGTTTATGTTAATGGAGATGTGTTCGAGGTTTATGGGCAACCGATGCCAAAGTCGGCTTATTCTGAATTTAAAGAATTTGTTTTTGGGGAAATTCAAGTCTATAAGGATTTACGGAAGGAACAGATGGAAACAATTTTTTCAGAAGCAATGGAAGTCTAGGCAGCAATGCCTTTTTATTTTGGAGTGAAATATGGGTTTTTTTACAGGAATGTTGGATCGGATTCGTGGGTCTGGGGTGCCGGTGGTTGACTATCATGGTATTCAATTACGGCATCGGTATTGGGTGTCGAATTCGATTTATTTGGACAATATTTATAATAAGATTGCGACTGATGTGGCGATGATGCGATTTAAGCATATTCGGATTACACGTCAGACGGAATCGGCTGACCAGACGGAATGGTTTGAGCATTCTGATTTGGCCACTGTTTGTGGGGTGTCACCGAATGTTTCGGAGGCCCCTTTTGTGTTTTGGGCGAATGTTGTGCGAACGATGTTGATGAATCAGGTGGCGGTTGTGGTGCCAGTGATGAATGGGGCATCGGTTGAAAGGCTGCAGCTGGTTGATGGCAAAGTTGGCATTACGGATGACGATTTGCTGGTGGTGTCGATTGATGGGGTTGAGCACCGGTTATCGGTGGATGATGTTTGGGTGTTTGAAAATCCGAAGCGGAATATTTCTGCGCAGCTGGGTCAGATTACACGGCTGATTGATGATAACTTGGCTGCGTTAAGCTCTAAACTGAATGGGGATGATTCCGTTCGCGGGTTGTTGAAGTTGCCGACGAGAGCGGCAACTGCGGACGTGGAACGTCGTATGCAGGTTCGGTTGGATTCGTTTTATGCGACGGCTAAGTCTGGTGGCGTGAGTTATCTAGAGCAAGGTGAAGAGTTTCAGGAACTGAAGAATGCTTATGGTGATACGGTTTCTGATCAAGAGTTGGCGTTTTTGAAGGCGCAGCTTTATCATGCGTTTGGGATAAATGAACAGTTGTTTACCGCTGATTATTCTGAGCAACAATATCGTGCTTATTTCCAGAGTGTGGTGAAGGTGTACATGCGTGTGATTGCTGAAGAGATTAATCGCAAGGCGTTTACCAAGACGAAGCGCACGCAGGGGCATCGGATGATGGTTTACATGGATCTGTTTGATGTGGCATCGCTGCGTGATTTGAATGAGTTTATGTTTAAGCAGAAGTATTCGGGTAACTTTAATTCGAACGAGTTGCGTGAGATGTTTGGTTACGGCGGTTACGAGGGCGGTGACGTCTTTGAAACCAATAAGAATGCGGTTCGCTTAGGAGAGGAACAAGATGGTACAGTCTCGAATTAAAGATTTGACGTTGAAGTCGGTGGATGATGAATCTGCCGGCTTTTCATTTACCGGTTATTTGTCGACGTTTGGCAATACTGACCGTGATGGGGATGTGATTGAAGCTAAGGCATTTGATGCTTGGGTGAAAGAGCATCCGGTGGTGCCGATGTTGTTTAATCATGACCGCAACAAGGTGATGGGTAAGTTGTCTCTGTCAGTTGATGATAAGGGGCTGCGTGTGGTTGGTGAGTTTAATGAAGCTGATCCAGAAGCGGTGAATGTGCATGCGTTAATTAAGATGGGTGCGTTGGATTCGATGTCGGTGGGGATGGCCATTAAGGATTATGAGCCACTTGACCCTGATCGACCGTTTGGTGGTTGGTTGATTAAGCAAGCTGATGTTTATGAAGGGTCAGTGGTTACGATTCCGGCGAATGGTGAGGCGTTGATTGATAATGTGAAGTCGCTTGATGATGGTGAGCGACAAGAGTTAGAGGCGTTGCGCTTGGAAAAGCGTCGGGCTGAGATATTAGGGGGATTTAACTAATGGGATTGATGGCATTGCGTGAGAAGCAAAGTGATTTGGCAGGAACGATTGCAAGTTTGACGAAGGATTTGGAGTCAGTGCGCGTGAAGGTCAAGGAAGCGACGAACGAAGAGTTGATGGCGCAATTAGAGGCGGACCGTGACACGATGAATGCTGCGTTGGATGCCGCTAAGACGGAGTTATCTGAGACGGAAGAAGAAATCGAAGAGGAAGAAGCCAAGGTGAAGGCGTTGGCTGACAAGGGGGCGAAGCAAATGCAAAAGAAGAAGGCAGCCGAGATGATTGATGTTGAGAAGTATTTGGCATCCGAGCAAGCGATGGCTGATTTTGAAACGGTGATTCGTGAGACCGCTGGTGAGGATCGTGAAGATGTCCAAAAGGCCTGGCAAGAGTCTTTGGCAGCTAAGGGGATTACGAACTCAGAGATGTTGTTGCCAAAGGGCGTGATTACGGCGATTGAAGATGCCTTTGAGAACGCTGGAGAAATATTTGCGGTGTTTGATCACACTGGGCTGGTGACGTACCGTTCGGCGATGAACACGGCATCTGGTCGTGCGCGTGGACACAAGAAGGGCAATGAAAAGAACGAACGTGATATTACCTTGAAGGACAAGGAAGTGCGCGCGATGTTTATCTTTGATTACTTCAAGGTTGATAAGGAAACGTTGAAGGAGAACCAAGAGACGGGTGCTTTGATGAAGTACCTAATGAAGGAAATGCCACGTGCTTTGGTGGCTGAAATCGAACGTGCGGCTGTGATTGGGGACGGCCGTGCTGACGATGATAAGTACAAGATTAAGACGTTTGAGCCGGTGATTAAGGCAGATGCGGCTTATGCGACGAAGAAGGAATCTAGCGATGACTTGATGACGGACTTGGTGCTGTTGGACGCCGAGATTACGGCTGAGGGTGATCGCTATTTGTTTATGTCACGTCAGACGTTGGGCAAGATGAAGGTAGCTAAGAATCCGGTTGGACAATTCCTGTATCCATTGGGGACGGACTTTGCAGCATTGTTGGGTGTTAAGAAGATTTTCACGCCGGAATGGTTTACGGAAGAAAACACGGATGCCTTGGCGATTGAAGTTGTGGGTAAGGCGTACAAGTTGGTTGGGGACAAGACGATTGATTCGCATGAGAACTTTGTGTTGGCCGTCAACAAACATGAGTTCCTGCAAGAAATTTATTCAGGTGGGGCGTTGATGAAGCCTAAGTCAGCGGGTTACTTGGTGGCGAAGAAGAAGGGCAAGAAGGAATAGTTGATGTACGGACATAATGAGGAACCGGAAGATTTTCCAATTGTCGAAAATGGTGAGTTGACTACGGTAATTGGGGATATGAAGCAACGTCTTGAAATTGATGATAATGCTTATGATGAGAAGCTGTTGACGATGGTTAATTCCGCAATTGCCACGTTGCAACTGAATGGGGTGCCAGTGAGCGGCATCGCCACGATTGATAGTCGATACGAAGAGTTGGCTTTTGAAAGTTATCAGGGTGGTTATTTGTCGGCAGTGTTGGATTTTCTGGAAGTGCATTTAACACTCAACTTTGATCGTGGTGAGATTACAGGAATTGCAACGATTGAGTATCTACAAAATCGTTACCAAGATTTGTTGTACATGCTGAAAGGAGCATTTGATGTTGCGAAAAAAGACCAGCCTTTTGCTTATTTGCGTCAAGGGCAATACGATTATCGACGGGGTACGACAATCGGAGACCGAGACGATAACGATGCGCGCAACACGAGAGAAGATTTTTGAAAGGCGTTTTGACGATCAACGTGTCGATGACTTGGCACTAGTTGCTAGGTTTAAATTGCGGGGTGACTGGCAACATGTACGTATTGAGCATGTGATTTGGCGTAATCAAGCGTACCGGATTAACCGTGTGACGTTGAGCAAGTCGGGACGGTATTCGTTTATTGAGATTGGTGAGGCGTTGTGATGCGGAAGGTTTATAAGCGTAAGGATGTGCAGAAATGGTTGTCTCAGAATCCATTGAAGGCGCCGGTGACTTATGTGACGCGTGAGGCTAATTTAGATTTGGTATCAGGAAATGCGATTGTTTACTTTGTGGGTGACAATCGTAAGCCGATTAGGGGGACACAGGTGATGTGGTATCGGATGCGCTTGCAGATTGTGCACTATCATCGTGAGCTGCTTGATAGCGTCGCTGATTACATGTGGCAGACATTTGGAGTGACCCCGAAGAAGGTGGCGGTGAAGGAAGAAAATGGCTGGTTTGGTGATTATTATCAGCTGGAAATTTTTTCGGATTTGGCATGGTGAGTGATGGACATTGAAGTTGGGCTTGAATCGACTGCTGGTCGCAAGTCGGATTTGAAAAGCGGCATGCAGTCGGTAAAACAACGGGCGGCGCAGAAGATGGTATCCGAGGTACGTAAGAATGCGTCGACGCAGTTTAACCGGACGGGGAAGTATGCGGACGGATGGACATCTGAGGTGGATGGCGATGATGTGGTGGTTTACAACGAAGGTGAACGGGATTCGATGTCGCACTTATTGGAGAATGGTCACGTTGTGATTGATCGAAATGGCGTGTTACATGGTGATTGGTCACCGGGCGAGGACCACATTAAGCCGGCTTTTGATGTAGCGCAGAAAGTGTACTTTCAGGCTGCGGAAGATTTAATTGATGACGTTCTAAAAGAATGGTGAGGTAAGACATGGTAGTACGCGAGGGAATGCACGACCTGATTTGGTGCGGATGGGCTGACATTACGGAAAATGGGTTTGGCCCGGTGAATGACTTTGTGGGTGTGGTATCAACGAAAATTGACGCTAAGCGCAAGAAGAAGGTGAAGTTTGCGGACGGACGTGAACACTTGACGGTGTTTTCAGCCCGCCGTGGGGATGGCTCAATGAACGTTATGCAGATTCCAGAGAAGTTTGCGTTGGAGCATTTGGGTAAGCGTATTTCACCACAGGGGATGGTGACAGATACGGGGAAGCCTAAGCCGTTTGTTTGGATGTACAGGCAATTGGTAGCAAATGATGCCGGTGAGGACTATGAAGAGTTGCATATCTGGTATGACGTTATTGCTGAAGAGCCGGGTTCAAATGCAAAGACGGATGAGGAAGAAGCAGATTTGCAAGAATTGGAAATCAAGTTGTCGGCTATTCCGTCACGGATTGAGGTTGATGATTTGAAGCGACCAGTCACAGAAGCGGTGATTCGTCGCACGCCAAAGAACAAGGATTATTTCGATAAGCACACCAAGACAGTGTTGCGTTGGGAGGGCAAGTAAGCCATGTTGAAGATTCCGGTGCAGTATGATGATTATGTTGATGGGGATGACAAGGTCATTGAGGATGTGATTCGTTTTGCGTTTACGTTGAACACGGTGCGCATGTATGAACAACGAACGGATCGTTTATTTTACGATGATTTGCAACATGCGGTTGAAGAAGTGGCGTCATTTTATGACCGATTGGATGGGCGTGATTATGATGAGCTAACCGAAGCAGAACAAGTGGCGATGTTGCCGATGATGACTAATCCGGTAATTCACACGTTTATGTTGGAAGTCATGCCGGTGCTTTATGCTGAGACAAATGGTGTGAGTTTGGTGCAAAGTGATGAGACGGCTGAACGGGCTGAGGAATCACTGTGGTTGATGGAGTTGGTGAATGTGCAGTCGTTCTTTGATATTTTTGAAGAGTTGTCAAAGCACAATGCCGTTAAGACGAAGGTGAAGAAGCCGCGCAAGTCGTCAAAACAATAACGGCACTAGAAATTTATCGGGCGTTGATTAAGTTGCGTGTGGATATTGCCTGGGCTGAGCAGTTGCACTTTAACTATTTGTTGGAGGTGTTGTTGCTGGTGGCTAAGGATGATGATGATGAGCCTGGTGAGACGCGACCGGTTTCTAGTGCGACGTTGGTACGATTTATTGCTGCCGATGAATAGTCGGCGGTGTACATAAAAAAACGGCAACCATAGGTTACCGAATTGAAAGAGCGTTGTTATTTTAACTTAAAGCTTCAAGAGGGGACGTGTCTTAAAAAATTATGTTGGTTGGAAAAAGTTCGATATATTGTTGGTTGAATTGCGAGACTTTATTCTTAGAAATATTGATTGCTAATATAATTTGTGATTAATATGATTTTTTGATTTGGATGAAACTGTTGAGATAACACTCCGAAAAATATATCACTATTTTAGTGATGACGTCACATATTATATAGGCTTGGTTGTCTAACATAACACACGACTTATTAATCGATTTGTTTGTATGTCATTTTCCATTTTGTCTTTAATCCGGGATAGTCTGAAATTAATTGATTCCCGACTGTTTCTAAGTTTTTATGCACTGATGTTGATTTTTTACCAGTCGTAGGGTTTTCATATGTGAATAATAAGCTTAAGTCATCGCTGATTTCCCACTTCTCTGTGCTTAATTGTTTTTCGGAATTGGGTCCCTTTAATAACTCTGATAGTTCTTTTTTGCTACCTGCAATCACTACTGACCCATCTTTTTCAAATTTGTAAAATAACTTTCTACCATTTAGGTCATCGTCAATCCAATTTTTCTTGTAAGTACCGGAAATAGTACCTTCGATTGTTTTATTAGAAAAGAATTTTTCTAGTTTTCGTTGAGGAGAACTATTCTCGATCGTTACATAAGCGCCGAAGCCAAGTAGTAAAGAACCACCTAAAATACTAGAAATCAGTTTTATTTTATTCATCTAAACTCTCCTTGCTATTATTAATTTGATTATTAAATATAATTATGAAACTTGTTTGATTGATTTTAGAAGTGTATGAAATAAATATAAAAGGAATGACAATTTGTTTAAATTTGATTTAGCTATTAATAAGGCGGACAGGCTGCTCTAGTCTTTATAAACTTGCTAGCATTTGTACTCCAAATAAAAATAACGAAAGGCATTTATATGATTAGCAAAGGAATTACAGTCAGATTTTCAGCACATACGGCAAAGTTTGATGCTGGTGCTGAGGGAATGAAAAAGGCATTGCGGCAATTGAAAAGTGAATGTGTTGGCCTGAGTAAGTCGATGCGAGTTGATTCTAGTAATTTGGTGCATGTTAAGGCAAAGTATGTCAACATTGAGGAACAAATTCGCGTGAATAAGCGCGTACTTGCTGAATATGAGGCGGAACAAAAGAAACTTGATGCGAATGGTAGTCCAAAGTCGAAGAAGTGGATGGAATTACAAATTGCCATCAACAAATGCAAGTCGGAAGATGAGTTGCTGAATGGTCAGTTGGCTAAGACAAAGCAACGCATGGAAGATTTGAAGCCAGGATCCGTTGTGCAGTTAGATAGAGAGTTTAAGCAACTTGGCGAAGACTTGCGGTTAGTTAATAAACGTCTGGAATTAGATCCTAAGAATATTGATTTGACCAAGCGTAAAACAAAGTTACTGGCAAATATGACGGATACTGCAAAACAACGTTTATCCAAGTTGCGACAAGAGCAAGCGAGATTGAACCAAGACCAGATCCACACTGGTGAGTGGCGAAAGTTGCAACGTCAGATTGATAAGACAGAATTGGACTTGCGTAAGTTGTCGGGGACGGCTAAAAAGACTGGTTTCAATTTGAAGCAGTCAATGGCTTTTGGTGCAGTGGCTGGTGGCGTTGCGACTGGTGTGGCTATTGTTTCTAATAAGTTGGGTGATTTGCGGCGGGAGGCGATGCAAGGATCCGACGCGATGACAAAGTTCACGTCGACGATGGAGTTCGCAGGGAAGTCTGAGCAAGAGATTAACAAGGCTCGAACGATGGTGAAGAAGTATGCTGATGAGACGGTGTATGACATTGAGACGATTGCTAATACTACGGCACAACTGTCAGCGAATGGTGTTGAGGGTTATGACAAGTTGGTTCAGGCAGCAGGTAACTTGAATTCAGTGGCAGGTGGATCGAAGGAAACGTTTGGTTCAGTGGCGATGGTGATGACGCAAACTGCCGGAGCTGGGAAGTTAACGACTGAGAATTGGAATCAGTTAGCTGACGCGGTTCCTGGTGCGTCTGGGCTGCTACAAGATGCCATGAGTGAAGCCGGGGCTTATACTGGTAATTTCCGTGAGGCGATGGAAAAGGGGCAAATTACCGCTGGTGAATTTAACGATGCCATTATGAAGTTGGGGTTTGAAGAGAAAGCTGTGGAAGCAGCCAAGTCAGCTGAAACATTTGAAGGTATGTTTGGTCAGATGGAAGCCGCGGTCGTTGATCGTTTTATGCGCATATTGGATATGATTGGAAAAGAAAACTTCTCGGCTGCGGTGGCGAAAATGACCCGTGGCATCGAGAAGTTTTTTGATTGGATTGAGTTTGCAGTTAAAGGGTTGCTGAAGTTGTTTGAGTGGCTGAATAGCGGTTCAACCGGTGCTGACGTATTTAAAGCTGTTGTGGTTGGATTAGTCACGGCTTTAGCTGGGCTGAAACTTGCGTTAACAGGACTAAAAATATTTAAGACATTGAAATCGATGGTGCTGGGATTGAATGCAGCGATGGCAGCTAATCCAGCCATATTGATTACGGTAGCGGTGGCTGCTTTAGTGGCCGGATTGATTTACTTCTTTACGCAAACGAAGACTGGTAAGAAGCTTATTGATAACATGAGCAAGGCACTACGAAATGGTTGGGAAAAGTTCAAAGAACTGGGTGGCTTGATTAAAAGTTTCGTAGAACCGATTTTTCATGGCTTGGTGACGACGGTTAAGAATGTCGCTAAGTGGGTAATGGAAAGATTCAATGCCGTTGCCGATGGCGTTAGGGATTTCAGTTGCAAGGTTCATGATGCGATTGAAAATGCTAAGCGCTGGATAATTGAGAAATTACGAGCTGGTTTGGATTTCGCAATGAATGTGGCGCGGTCATTTGGTCGGGTCGGACAGACCGTGATTAATTTTTTTAGGAATGGTTTGGCCAACTTGCCGGGGATGTTGCGTAACTTAATTTCCAGTGCTTTGAACGGTGCTAAAAATATCGGGCTTTCGATTGCTAGCGGGTTTGGCCAGATTGGAAGTTGGGTGATTGATCGCATTGTTGGTGTACTTGGAGGCTTGGCTGGTGGTGTTGTTAGTCGGGTTTCGGGTGCTTTTCATGCCGCTCTGAGTGCAGCTCGTGGGGTGATTGGGGCGTTTGAATCCATTGGTCGATCAATTATTGATGCCATTCTTGGTGGCCTATCAGGAATTGGTCAGATTATTGGTGATAAGGTTCGTGGTGCGATTGCTGGTGCAAAGCGAATGATTGGTAATGTTGCTTCTTGGTTTAAAGGTTCGGGTGGCGGTGATTCTGTTGGGCTTGGTGGTATCAGTGGTGGCATGGCCGGTATTTATCGGATGAAGATGGCCGGGGTGGCTGCAATGCCGAATGTGACCAACACATATGGTAATCGGACGACGTTGAACATTCGTGTTGATGGTTCAGGAATGGATGAATTGGCGCTTGCTCGTCGTTTGGAACAAATTATTGTGCGAAATATTAGTAATTGAGGTGATTGATGCGAAACTTTGCGTTATTGAATGGAAGTGGTGACCGGTGGAGTTTGTCGGTGGCTAAGTCGTTTGGTTATAAGCCGGAAGGGCTGGGGGTGGGATTGTCTAATCATGTGCTTGGTGCAAACGGTAATTATGTTGTAGATGGTTCAGTGGTGAATCGACAGTCGTTTAAGTTGAACGTGGCGTTTGGTGAAAACGCCTATGCTGATTATTCGCGATTTGTTGGATTTTTGAATGCTGGGCAGATCGCGTTGGAGTATACGACGCCTGCTGGAACGTATTTGCGAGATTGTATGTTGTCGGGGCTGTCTAAGAGTGAATTGGATGACTTTGATGAACTGGATGAGACGATTGAATTCGATTTTACAACGCCTTGGTACCGGTACTTGATTCAGGGAACCGGTTATGCGGATCAGGTTGGTGACGGGAAAGTTTATGTGGTGCCATCCGGTCAGCAGGCTGGGTATCACACCTTTGCTTATGTTTATGAGGAGGGGGATGACAAGTATATGGGCTATTATTTTGTGGATAATCAATCAGTGTATTTGGGGACTGCTGAGGGATCACCGGTTGAGGTCACAATTCATGGGCCGGCTAAGAATCCATCTTGGCGGGTGCTGCAGAATGAAAAGGTGTTGGCGACGGACGGGTACTGGGTTGACGTTCAAGATGGCTGGAAGTTGGTTGTGTCTAGTTTTCCGCAGGAGCAGCGGGCTCAGTTAGTGGCGCCGGATGGTTCGACTAGTAATGTTTATCAGTTTCAGGATTTGACGAAGACTAATTTCGTGACGATGCCGGTTGGTAAGGCAACTTTGATGTTTGATAAGAAGGATTGGAGGGTTGATGTAAGAGTGCGCGAGGAACGGGTGACGGTTTAGTTGCATATGATATTGAGGGAAGATATATTAAATTCATTAAAATAAAGATTTTCGGGAGTTTAATGATGAAGAATACACCAGCATTTTGGCTAGGAATTGGGACTGCATCAGCAACCTTTGTTATGGCGTTAATAGCGATGGGTTCTGGGATGAGTGCCAATTTTGGGAGTATTGCTGATTGGCTTGCTGCTGTGGGAACCGTTTTCGCGGTTTGGGTTGCGGTCCTGCAGTCGATTGACGCACGAAAAGAGTCGAACAAATTTCAACGGAATCAAAAAATTGAAAAGGCAATTTCTTCACTTAAGGCAACAGTTGAATTTACCAATGCTTTTGAGGCTGAACTGTCTAAGCTTTTTGAAGGGCAATCAATCACTTCGGATTTCCCTACGTATAAACAAACTCAATTGAAAAAGTTGACTGATAACTACCGAACAAAGTTTTGGACCGTTGTGGAAGTGGATTTGATGCCTGACTTATTTATCCCATATTTTGATTCGAATGATTTGGCAAATTATACGTCGGAATATAACGATTTAAAAAGATGGTTGATTGATGGGTATGCCATTCGTTCTGATGCTGACTATAAAGAATGGGTCAATAAGCATCAGATTTTGACAGATTCTAACGAAGTGGCATCAATATTATTGAAATATCGGTTTTAACTCTTACGTATTTGGAGGTGACGGGTGAGATTAAATGTTTGGGGAATTAGCCGTGATGGTACAGGTCGGGGGTTTGCACAGGCATTTAAGTTTGAAATTAGCCAGGACTATTTAACCAATGATAAGTCTACATTTAACCTGCATGGTGAGTTAAATGTGGAGGTTGGTGAGTTTTTGATTGCCAAAGAAACTGATTCTAGCCGGATTTGTTATTTTGGCGTGGTTGATTCATTTGAGAATGATGTGGTGAAGGCGACTGATTTATATTCGTTGCTGAGCTTTGAGTTTGTGACGGTGCCGATTTCAGGGAAGTCGTTTGAAGAACATTTGTATAAGTTGATTAAGCGATACTTGTTTGATGATCCGACTAAGTTGGTGACGTGTGTTGATGTTGACTATAGCGAGACAAAGACATCACATGTCTATCAAGGTGGTAAGTCTGAGCCGGTGTCGCGGACACTGCTTTGGTATGCGACTAATGGATTTAAGAAGTATCACGTGGTTTGGGTGTTTGATGGGCTGAAATTGATTGATGGTAAGTATCGAATAAAGACAAAAATTAAACGTGTGGATGGGGTTCGGAATATTAAGAACAACATCTACACGTTTTTAAATTGGAATGTTTATTTCACGCCGGTACGTAGCAAATCTGCTAACCATTTGGTGATTTATTCGAAGGGCGAGAGATCGATGGAAAATGCTAAGCCATTATCAGTATGGTACCTCACACAAGACAACGAATTGGTACAAGATGCGAACGATAAAGTTTGGCGACCAACACGAACAAAAGTGGCATTTTATGATTTGCCACCAAAGAAAGGTGAAGAAGATCGACGACCGACTTATCAAGAGATTGCTGCTGATATGTTGCGTGGTAATCATTATAGTCATGAAATTACATTTGATCTGACGCGTGATAATGAATTTCTGAATTGGGACGATTTTGTTATGGGCCTCAAGTACAACATTATTTATGATGGGTCGATGTTTAAGTCGGTGCTGACTGGATGGCGATACAGCTCTGATGGCCGTTTTGTCCAGTTGCGTTTTGGAAATGTGCGATCTAGATTGTCAGAATTATTGGAGTAGGGGGGAGATGGTATGGACGAAGAAATGTTAGTAACTGTCGAGGACGTGAACGAGGCGCAACAACGTGCAAATTTACTAGCAACTGAATTCCGAGAGCAACAAGAAACGATGATGGTTGCTGAAGGTGACATGGTATCAGAGTTAGAAATCACGTTGATGGCTTTTGTTGAAGAACTACGAATTACGATGCCTGGGGCGGTGAGTTTCAGTGCACAACGAATTAATGAATTGACGGGGAGCGGCGAGGTTACGCGTGATATGACGTTGTCAGTGCATGTTAGTGGTGAAGTTGCAGCTGGCTTTTCCGATTTGGTAGAGAAGGTGATGGAGGTGTAGACATGACGATTACAGGAATTACATTTGACCGTGCAAAAGTGACGGCAGCTAAAGATGCACTGCTATACCATGTGCTGGCACAAGGCAATCAGGGTATTTTACCAGGATATGGGGATGATTTGGACGTGAAGGCATCCGGCTTGAATGTGGTTGTTGGTACGGGGATGGCGTTGATGTCTGGTCGCTTGATTGAGAATGATGCGCCAGTAAAGGTATCGATTCCACCGGAGAAAACAGGATCGATTGCGATTGTTGTCGATTTGACTGTTTTGAATGAAAGCTCAGGAACGCCAGGGACCGATGGCTACCACTTTGTAAATAAGCAGGTACAGTTAAAATTTATTGAAGAAAAGTTGAACCCAGCAACTAATTCAGCAGATGGTTGGAAACAGTATTTTGTTGAAGGTGATTTGAATAAGGGGGATACGTTAATAACTTTGCGTTTAGCCTATGGTACCTCAGATATGAAGAACTATAATTTCACTAAATTTATGCGACGTGAATGTGTAACATTTGCTAAGTATGGGCTGATTTTGAACACAGGTTCTCGTAAATTGGGAATAACGCCTAAGCCTGGGGATGTGGTCTTGAATTTGGATTCTGATTTTATCGTTAACGCTACGGATACTAGGTTAAACTCTCGATTTAGTGTGTCTGGGTGGGCAACGTTATTGTCCGGCTTATCTGCAAAAAAAGATGCGTATTTTGAAGCGAAATCGGAGTTCTGGGGTGAGATGCTGGTGAAGAATGTTGCGAAGTTTCAGAAGAATGTTGATTTCCTGCAGGGTGTGAAATTTAGCGATGTAACCAGCTACATGAAGTTAGCAACTTTTAATTTAGGCGCTAAAGTGGTTAAGGGGTTAGAAGTTCACGGGGGAATATCAATTAAATCGGGTTCGTTGAACGTGACGAGTGATTCTGATTTTCAAGGACAGGTGAGAGCACGTAAAGGTATTAAGATGCCTACTGGAAATGACTTTGCGCTGACTGAGGCTGGAGAAGCAAGGTCCATGCAATTAATTCCACTGTCGGCTAATACGGATCTCTCATCAGTCCAGAAAAGTGGGCGGTACGTTTGGAGTGCAACTGCCGGTAAGAAAATAAAAGGGTTGCCTAAAGGAATACCGGAAGATGGTGCGTGGTTTATCTTGGATGTGAGTATTCATCCTAGTGGGCAAAATGGGTTTCAAACGATATACGAATCAGGGCGTGGCCGAAATTCCATGTACTATCGAGTTTTGTCAGCTAAAAGTTGGCAACCTTGGCAAGCAGTTTTGCGACATGTTAAGCATCAGCCGTTGAAATTGGCCCCAAATGTGAAGTCTTATCACTACGGTTTAGATATCGATGGGCACATGGTTAATGTACACTTATGGGGCGCCAGTGGTATCCGGAAGTCAGTTAATCAAAATCACGTGTGCTATCTGCCTAAAGAGTATGCACCATCGCGACCAATGAGTTTTGTTGGGGTGGTTGATAGTCGATGGGCGAGATATATTTTAGAGCCGACCGGGTGTTTATGGCTTGCAAACTGGGATGCAGCCGCAAATCCGAATGGTAATGGAGACATTAATTTTAGTTACATGATGGCAGGAGATTATTAAGATGTGGAATTTGGTTAGCCGGCATGGCTTGTCAACGGTGTGGGCATTAATGGCGTTTGTTGGTGGGCTACAGTTATTGGTGAGTGATTTACCGGACGTATTTGCCTTGCAATTATTTTGGGACAATGGGGCGTTTGGTTTTCTTGGGATGACGTTGGGTGTGGTGAAACTTTTAGCAGTTGTAATGCATTGGCGGGGCTTACATCATATGTCAGATTTGGTGGGGATTTTCTGGTTCGTGTATTTGGGTTGCGTGTTGTGCACGACGATTCCACCGATGTGGTTTACTGCGGTTTTGTTGCTGGTGATGGGGATGATGATTGCGGTGCGTCAAACGCTGGTATTAGCACGAAAGCGAGGGATTTAGATGCAGGTTGATGTGACAGCGGTCATCGTGGCCGTTATTGCGGGTGTGCTACCTTACTTTTTTGGACCGCTGTTCACGAAGTTGTTCACAGAAGATGATGAACTGGGACGTGTGGCACATCTTGAGTTGGAGTTGCACCGCTTGATTGATGCAGTACGCGATGAGAAGACGTCGGCGGAGTTGGTGGTTTTGGCTAACGATATTGAAAGGCAGGTATTTCGATGATGGAGCAGGTTTTGTCTCATGAAGCGATTTTGAGTGCAATGGTGTGGTTACTGACGGCTTTAGCTAAGAGTTTGACCACGGAGAAGTTTAACCGATATTTGCCGGCATTGGCGCTTGTTTTGGGCGCTGGTGTCGGTATTTTTGTAGCCTGGCATTATGGTGGTGACTGGGTGCAGTACATGGTTGCTGGTGGCTTCTCGGGAATGTCAGCCGTGGGTGTGAATGAGGTTGGAAAGCAGTTCATGAAGGAGATGAAGGGTGATGAGTAAGATTAATAAGGCGATTTTGGATGCTTATCGTTTGGGCGAGATTGCTGCGTTGCCTGAGAAGGTACATCCGAGTGGCTTGATTGAATCAGGTGGGCGATACAACGTGGGTGAGCCTGAGTCGGTGATTGTTCACTGGATTGGATCACGCGGGACAAATGCGGTAGCGGTAGCGAATTACAATCGCGGGAATATCTATGGTGGGTTCACGCATAACTATATTTCTGGGACTGAGAATTTGGCATCGGCACGTGATGATGAGATTGCGTGGGGTGCCGGCACGAATGGGAATGGGTATACGTTGCAGTTTGAGTTGACTTGGACGCATTCAAAGCATGACTTTATGCAACAAACTTTGACGGCTGCGATGTGGTTGATTGATTGTTCGAAGTGTTATCCGCGATTGAACATTCGCCAGGTTGGGTATAAGGTGCATAATACGTTTTTTTCTGGAGTGCAGGAACATGGCTGGGTGTCGCGTAATATGGGTGGCACGGATCACGTTGATTGTCGTGGGTACTGGTACGGATCGCATCATGGATTTGTTTCGCCGGTTGGTCGATGGTTTGGTGAAGAATATTCGATTGAGCAGTTTGTGGCGTTGATTGATGAATTATGTGGCGTTGACCGGCAGGAGGGGATTTCTAAGAAGCGAGTGCAACGGTTGTATTTGCCGTCGGATGCTAAGGGTTGGAATGTTTATCGGGCTGGTGGGTCTTGGAGTGTTGGTCATCAGGTTGGCAGGTTGCAGCCGGCTAAGTTTGGTGGATTGGATTATGAGATTTTGGCTTGGAAGATTCCGGGTGTTGTGGCTGTGATTAAGACGCACGATTTTGGGATTGTTGGGATATATGTGGCTGCTGGTACTGGGGCGGTAATTGAATAATTCGCTGAAGGAGATCTGGACATTAAGTCTAGATCTCCTTTTTTCTATTCCAACAGTTTACTTTCTTGTTTGGTATACTGATAAGAGTTATTGCTAAACGTTAAGGAGATTATGATGAGTGATTATGACAACTTCTCATTTTTAGACATCGAAGTGTCAAATAAACAGCAGCGACGGTTATTTGATATTGAGGACCGTCAGAACCTATCTCTAAAGTCAAAAGAACGAGTTCGCGATCATGGTGAAATTTTCACTCCACAATGGATGGTTGAGCTAATGTTAAACCAACCTGAAGTTCAAGAGGATATTTCCTCATTACACACAACCGTATTAGAGCCAGCCGCGGGTGAAGGTGTATTTTTAGTTGAGGCTTTAAAACGTAAGCTGAGTCAGGTGAATGACATGGCTGATGGTAAGTATCTAACTAGTTGGCGAAGAAATATGTTGTGGGCGCTAATGAGTATTTATGGTATTGAATTTCTTGATGATAATTTAGTTATTGCCAGAGATCGCATACTGGAAGCTTTTTTAATTCATTATGAAGAGACCAGCGGGCAACAGTTGGGCATTAAAACCAAATTATATAAAACGGCAAAGTACATAGTTACAACAAACGTTATTCAAGGTGACGCTCTATCAAGAACTAATAAATTTGGACTGCCGTTAGTATTTAGTGAGTGGCAAAATTCGACCGAAAGCGTGGCTAGCGTGAAACGAACTTTGTTTACACTAGATGATAGGCAGTATGACGTACTCGAATACCTAAAGAATTTTGGAGGAGGTAACGTGAACCTCCAGAATCAAAAAAGTGAACACAACCAACGGTTGGAATTCAAAGAAGTTAGTTTGGAAGATGTTTATAAGGAGTTAGTCCTATGGAACTAAACAGTAAAAGAAATCAACAGGAAGCTTTTTTAATAGAGCATGACTATATTAGGGGCTGGTTACCACATAAAATATATGCCTTCTCAACAAATCAAGCCCCTGGCTACCTGAAAGTGGGCGAAACCAGTAGAAGAGTGTGGGAAAGGTTGCATGAGTGGCAAAGGAAGATTCCTGATTTAACCAGCGAAAATGAATGGAACGCTATGCTGCCAGAAGGAGATATCAACTCGACTACGTATTTTTCTGATCACGCTATTCATCATTTTTTTGATGTTAAAGAGTTCGAAAATTTGCCGGTTCAGGAAAAAACTGGCAACTCAAAAGAGTTTTATAAGGTGACCTTGAGTGACATTGATGAAAGTATTAAAGACATTAATTTTGATTTTTTAAATAATAATGGAGGCCGTTCTAAATACGAATTCTACGAAATAACAGAAGCTAAGAAACGGAAAAAAATCTATAAGCGTAATCAAGATTTTGCACTTCGAAATAATCAAAAAGCGGTTTTGGATAACATACTTACTGCAGTCGCGAGTGGACAGCAAAATTTGTTGATGTATGCTGTTATGAGATTCGGTAAGACGTTTGTAAGCCTAGAGGCTGCGAAGCACCTTAACGCTAAGTTTGTGGTAGTTGTATCCGCAAAAAAAGACGTATTAGGAGAGTGGAAAGAAAATGTTGAGTCTCATAAGGACTTTTCGGACTACGTTTTCATGTCTTCAAAGGACTTACTTGACCCCAACATCATTTCTAAAACTTTAGATGCAGCAGAGTCGGACGCAAAAAGAATAGTCCTTTTTTTGACGTTGCAAGATTTGACTAGTAAGGGCATGAAAGAAAAGCATGTTCAGGTTTTTTCGAGGGTCATAGATTTATTGATTATTGATGAATCTCATTTTGGGGCTAGAGCACAAAGTTTTGGTGATGTACTTCGTCAAAGTACACCTTCTGAGAAAACGCAAGATACGCGGGAGAAAAAAGGGCTAGCTGTAGTAAAAGAGCTAAAATCCAAAGTTAGACTACATCTGTCAGGAACGCCGTACCGAATTTTGATGGGCTCAGAGTTTTCGAATCCGAAACAGGTAGTTGCTAAAGTCCAGTTTGCGGACATATTAGATGAAAAAAAGTCTTGGTATGAAATTCACCCAAATCTCCCAGAATGGGAAAATCCTTACTTTGGTTTTCCTGAAATGGTGAGGTTCGCGTTTAATTTGAGTAGAGATGCCGTTGAAAAAATGAATGCTTTGCGAGCGAATGGAGCTACTGAGAAATTAAACGAATTTTTCAGGCCTCTAGAGATTGATGATAACCAAAATCAGAATAGTACATTTGCTCATGAAACCGAAGTTCTAAATTTTTTGCATGATATAGATGGATCGGGCACGAATTCTGAGATTTTTCCGTTTTTAGACTTTGATCGCGTAAAAATGGGGAAAATGGCAAGACATATCGTGATGGTGTTGCCTTTTCGGGCATCAGTCGATGCGATGGAAAAATTGATTCGGGAAAATAAAGATTCGTTTTTGAATTTGCAGAATTACACAGTTATTAATATTTCTGGATTTAAGTCAGGTGACCAGAAAGTAGATGATGTAAAGGCGCGAATTACCGAACTAGATTTGATGGGTGAGATGACGATTTCGTTAACTGTCAATCGTATGTTAACGGGGGTAACTGTTCCAGAGTGGGACACGATGATATTTCTGAAAGACACATCAAGTCCACAAGAATATGATCAAAGTATTTATAGGCTGCAATCGAAACATGTTAAGAATATTGTTGATCCAGGTGGCAAGGTGGTTGGAAAAGAAGATGTAAAACCACAAACCCTACTGATTGATTTTTCTCCTGAACGGATGATCAGTTTAGAACAAAATAAAGCCTTTTTTTCTGCAGTAAATTCCGGTGAAAATGGTAATTCAAAAATTGAAGAAAATTTAGAACGCCAGTTACGTATTTCTCCAATCATTACGCTTAATGCAGGTGTGCTAACTGAGGTGGCTCCGACTGATGTGATGGCGTACGTGGCAAATTATTCAGCAAACAGGGGTGTAGCAGAAGAAGTTGAAGACATTCCGGTAGATCTTTCGTTAATGAATAATAGCCTCATTTCGGATGTTATCATGCGGCAAGGAGAACTAAATAGTTCTGCGGGAATTGAAGGACAGCAAAACGAAGAAGGCGATAAAAGTGGAGACGATGGGGATGTAACGGGGGCTCCTGAAGGAGGCGAAACTGGACATGAATCTCCATCTACCTCCGAAAATACACCTTCGGAAGAGAATGACCAAGCAGCGATTGCTCGTAGGTTTAAATCCTACTATTCACGAATATTGTTTTACGCCTTTCTGTCACCTCAAGATGAGAATTCCTTATCTAATATAATTACAACGATAGATGAGAATGCAAGATTAGCCCAGAATTTAGGGATTGAAAAAGTTGTGTTGAAAGAGTTTCAACAATTGATGTCACCGTATGCCTTGGGGATGCTGGATAACAAAATTTTAAACATGAATTCTCTTGACGCTGATGATTCTATCCCACAAAATGAAAGACTAATGACTGCTATCAGATCTTTTGGTAAAATTTCAGCTGCCGAGGTTTTCACGCCTCAATATATTGCTAACAAAATGTCTAAGGAGCTAGTTTCTGACTCTTTTGTGAGTGAATTTAAACAACGCCCTAAAGCTATTATTGATTTGGCAAGTCGATCGGGTGTTTTCCTTCTTGAGGTATATAAAATGCTTCTAGAAAGTGGTGTTGATTCTGATTTAATTCGAGGTCAGTTGTTCGCAGTTGTTACATCACCAATTGCATACGAATTCACGAGGAAGACGTTTGAATCAATGGGGTGGCCCGTTGAAAACATCGTTGTCCCCGACCAATTTGATAGTATAAAGTTAGCTACGAAATTGAAGGAAGATGCACTGAGGGAAATAAACGGCTTTTATGGAAGGAGTGCAGAATTGAAATTTGATGTTGTGATTGGGAACCCGCCGTATCAGTTGGTAACAGCTAAAAAAAATACCAAGAACGGCCAGAAAACAGTTAAAAATATTTTTCAATATTTCCAAGAAATGGCCGATGAAATTGCTGATAAATCAGTGCTGATTTATCCCGGCAGAAGGTGGATTCATCAATCAGGACGAGGGCTTTCGGATTTTGGACGTGAACAAATTAACAGTAATCATCTGGAGCGAATCATCTTTTATCCTAAGGCACAAGATGTTTTCCCAACAGTCTCTTTTGCTGATGGAGTATCGGTTGTTGTGAAGGATAAAAATGCTAATCGAACAGACTTTGAATTTGAGTATGTTGCTAATGGAACGGTCCAAAGTAGAATCGAAAAGCATCCGGGAGAAGAATTGTTAATTTTGAATCCGGACGATCTGTCTATTGTTAACAAGATAGAAAAATTTGTTATATCAAATAATTTTAAGCATTTATACGACAGAAAATCATCAAGGTCCCTTTTTGGTATTGAGAGTGGTTTTATTCAAAATGCAAACGTTGAGGTTGAGACGTACGATGGACAAAAATTTGATCCTAACCTGAAAGTTAAAGTTTTAACCAATGGGAGTTCTGGAGCCGGTGGAAGAGCAAAGTGGTTTTTGCTAGACAAAGACCAAGTGCCTTCTGGAGTAGATTCGATTGATAAATGGAAGGTTGTGGTTTCGAGTGCTCACGCAGGCGGGCAGGACAATCGTGATAATCAGCTCGAGGTACTTGATAACAGCTCAGTTTTCGGCCGATCACGTGTGGCGATGGGACTATTTGATACACAAGAAGAAGCGAAAAACTTTTTTAATTATATGAAGACTGATTTGGTCAAATATACGTTGCTTATGTCTGCCGAAAATCTTTCGTCTGTTGGAAAGCATGTTCCTGATTTAGGGGACTATCTAAATGAAGATTATGATTTTTCGAGCGTAAAAAAGTTAGATGAACAGCTTAAAGATAAAATTGGACTTACAGATTCTGAGTCTCAGTATATTGCTCAGGTTGTTCATGAAGCAGCTCCAAAAAGTAAAAAGTAAGATTGTTGGGTTGTAGATTTCATTATTAAAAAGCCAAAAAACCGGCACAAGGTTTTTTGGCTTTTTATGCGTTTTGAAGGTAATGACGACTTGACTGTGTTAGTAAGGAAGTGAGTTAAATTTTGTTAGCTCTAATACGGAGAAGTAAACGCGAGTTGTCGAACGGATGAAGTAGGCATAGGTCGTATCCTTCATATTCAATCGAAACATCTCGAACGTTTTCAAGCAGTGTTTGGAACCTTTTGGTTAGCACAATCTTGCCATCCGGGTTGTTCGAATATAAATCTTGAATGAAAGTTCCCTTTGTGCAGATTGAAATTGATTGAGTATCAATGACAATGTTGTTCAGTGGAACTTGAATACGACGTGATATTAATTTTTTATCAGGCATATTCATAATTTGATCCTATCTTCAATTGTATTTCCAGCAGTGAAATTTCTAAATAAATCAACCCGTTTGGTTCGTAGGGAAGTCAGAGTGCTGTCCCTAGTTTGTCGTGAACAACACCTTGCTATCATCGATTGGATGAATCATTGAGATGCTTCGAGGCCGGGTGATAAGTTGGCACTCACGCATACAATCGACTACACGATTCAATGCCGCAGTTTCGCTGTCGGTACGCACTAGATGATGCTGGAAGGCTAACAATTGCTTGTTGATATCCATTTTGTGAACGGCGGAGATAAAGTCAGAATTTGTAATCAGTAACGTAACTGATGAGTCCGCAGAGATTCCGACATGGGCATCATTACCTAAGCGAGCATGAATAATCTTGTAAATAAGCTGATTTTTTGATTTCATGTGATACTCCTTTCTGGAGTGGTCGAGATGAGACAATCAGAAATATTCATTCATTTGTATAAAACTAGTGTGTCACCAACGTGTCACGTGTCACCGATATGTCACCAGCCAAAAATTTTAGGCGGTTTTCAAAATGTGACTTTTCAGTAATATCAAGGTTTTGACGGTTTTGAAAAGTGTTGAAAACAGGCAAAATGGACTTCAACAACCACCACCGTAATCTACCTTACGTTGCGGTGCTTGAAGTCAAAGATTAAGCGACTAAGATTTTAGAGAAGTAAATTAAGTGAAAGAAACCGCGGTATCATGCGGTTTCAAGGGATAACCCTAACTGGTCAGATCGGCTGGTTAGGGTTATTTTGCATTAGCCAGCAATAATTAATGGATTAATGGGAAATGTGGCTATTTTATGTCTATGTTCGTAGTGTTTGTAAACGTTTCGTGAATTTGGTCTCTTATTTTTGTTT